CAACGGGTTCGTGCTCATGCAGGCCCCGTCGTTTGAGGCATTCAACGCAAACGTGGCGACCGTGACGTTCGAACTGCAGATCGTCCTGCCGGGCCAGGGCAACCTGGCGGCGCTGCAAGCAGGCCTAGACATAGCAGCGGACCTAATGGACCTGAACATTGCTGTGTTGTCGGGCAGGCCGTCAGCCGTAGAGGTCGGCGGCGCAGAGTCACCCGCCTACACGCTCACGTTCCGCATTGGCGCCACAACGACCTAGGCCTGTGCTAGAACTACCACGATGAAATACACAGTAGTCAGCGATCTAGTCGGCACACCCGGCGAGGAGTACGTGCCCGCAGAGGGCATCAACGTCGAGGCGCTGCTGGCTGGCGGGTTCATCAAGGCCGACAAAGACAACAAGAAAGACCCAGAGGAGTAACCCGTGGCGACAAACACCTACCTGACCAACCCTGTCGTGACTGTCAACAGCGTCGCGCTGACCGGGTTTTGCACAGCGGCCGACATGAGCCGCGTGCAGGAGTCGCTCGACAAGACCACGTTCGGTGAGTCGTCGCGCACCTACACGTCAGGGCTCGCAAACAACACGTGCACCATGACGCTGTTCTTGACCTACGCAGCGGCAGAGACCTACGCAACGCTCAAGTCGCTCGTAGGCACGCAAACGACCATCACGCTCAAAGCAACCTCGGCAGCAACCAGCGCGACAAATCCGCTGCACACGCTGACCAATGCCTACCTCGAGACCCTGCCGGTGCTGTCCGGCAGCCTTGGCGAGCTGCAGGTCATCGACATTGAGTTCACAGGCGGCACCTACACGGAGTCCACCAGCTAGTCCACACGCCACAACACAAGGGAAACACAATGCAGCTACGCCTATCGCTGACGTTCACAGACGGCACACAGGAAGAGGTCACGACCAACCTGTTTGCAATCGTGTCATGGGAACGCAAATACAACCGCAAAGCGTCAGACCTCATCAACGGCATCGGCATTGAGGACCTGGCCTATCTTGCGTACGAGTCGAGCAAGGCGCACAAGATCGTTGTGCCGGTCGTATTTGACGACTACATACGCAGCCTGCAGACCATCGACGTGATCGACAGCGAAGCACCGCACCCTTTAGACGCGGCACCTGGGGACGACAGCTAGCCCAGGTGCTCGTAGAAACCGGGTACTGGCCGCCGCAAATCCCGTTTGATCTCGTAGAGCTGGCTACCGTGGTGGACGTGCTGAACAAACGAGCAAGCGACGCGAAGCGCCATGCCAGTCACGGCTAAGACCGAGGTGGTCGGCGTGCGCGACACGATCAGGCAGCTGAACAAGATTGAGCCGGGCCTGCGCAAGCAGTTCACAGCAGACGCGGCACGCATCGCGCAGCCAGCCATTAGCGAGGTGCAGGCGTCCTATGTCAAGGTCCCACTGTCTGGCATGGCACGTCAGTGGCGCGACACACGCGGCCGCAAGCTGTTCCCGTTTGATCTCGGCAAGGCTCGACGCGGCGTCAAGCTGCGAGTTGACGCGCGGCGCGACGCCCTGGGCGTGATCTACATACAGCAACGCGACCCCGGCGCCGCTGTGTTTGAGTCGGCTGGGAGACGCACGATCAACCTGCTCGGCCTGTCGCTTGGACCGCTCGAGCGCAACCACACACGCATCCTCGGCCCGGCAGTGTTCCGGCGACGCGCAGCAGTGACACGCGAGATGGCTGAGCTTGTACGTGACACAATGAGACGCACACAGCGGAGCATCTAATGGCGTTGCAAATACCTATCATCAGCGAGTTTGACGGCAAAGGCGTACGCAAGGCCATTGCAGAGTTCAAGCAGCTCGAGGGCGCAGGCAAAAAAACACAGTTTGCGTTGCGCAAGGCTGCGGTGCCTGCCGCTGCCGCGCTCGGCGGTCTCGCGCTGGCAGCCGTCGACGCAGCAAAGGCCGCACTGCAAGACCAGCAAGCACAGGCCGTCCTGGCGCGCACGCTCAAGTTGTCGACCAAAGCAACAGACGACCAGATCGCAGCCACAGAGGAGTTTATTGCCAAGCAGGGCCAGCTGTTCGGCATCACCGACGACGACCTACGGCCGGCGATCGGCACACTGGCCCGAGCAACCAAGGACCTGACACGCGCGCAACGCTTGGCGACCGTCGCGCAGGACATTGCAGGCACGACAGGCAAAGACCTGCAGAGCATCACCATGGCGCTTGCAAAGGCCGAGCAAGGGCAGTTCACGGCGCTGCGCAGGCTCGGCATCCCGCTCGGCAAAAATACACAGGCGCAGATCGAGCAGGCAAAGGCGATCAAGAAAGTCGAAGCAGCGCAAAACAAGTTGAACGCTGTGCGACAGGCTGGCGACCGCAAAGACATACTGCGCGCAACCGAGACGCTGACACGCGCACAACGCGAACTGAACGCGGTCACGGAGCCCGGCGCCGACTTCATTAGGGACCTGGAGGCAGCGTTTGGCGGCGGCGCGGCAGCAGCGGCAGAAACAACCGCAGGAAAAATGAAGCGCTTAGCAGTCGCGTTGAACGAGGCAAAAGAAGCAGTAGGAGAGGTGTTCTTGCCTGTGCTCGAGGCACTGCTACCGAAGTTGCAAACATTCGCAATCTTTGCGCAAAAAAACCCAGACCTGATCGTCAAACTTGCAGGCGCATTCGCAGCGTTGACCGTTGCTGTGCTGGCGCTCAACGTCGCCATGTCACTCAACCCGGTCAGCCTGGTCGTCATTGGCTTGGCCGCGCTGTCGGCTGTAGTTGTCGCCGCGTACACCCGCTTCGAGACGTTCCGCAACATCGTTGACGGCGTGTTCAGCGGCATTGCGTTCGTCATACAAAACGTGACTATCCCGATCTTCAACGCGCTGCTGGCGACCGCAAAAACAGTGTTCAACACGATTGCGTTGATCTTCAACAACACGCTGGGCAGGCTGTCATTTACGATTCCGGACATACCTGGTGTGCCGGGTCGCGGCAAGTCGTTCAACGTGCCGAACATTCCGCTGATCGGTGACGGAGAACCGACAGCACGCGGCGGCATGGTCAAGATGATGGCCGCGGGCGGCATCGTCACAGGGCCAACGCTTGCCATGATTGGTGAGGCAGGCCCAGAGGCCGTCATACCGTTGAACCGTGGCGGTGCTATGGGCAACGTGACGATCAACGTCCACGGTGGCGACCCGAACGCAGTCGTGGAGGCGTTGCGTCGGTACTACAGGCAGTCAGGGCCGTTGCCGGTGGCGGTGCAGTACTAATGGGCGTCCCGACGTACACAGTCACAGTCGTCGAAACACCAGCAGGCCCTAGTCACGACATTACGTCGACGGTGCAGGAGTTCGGCATTACGCGCGGCGTGCAAATGTTTTCTGACTCGTTGCGCGCCGGGACAGGCTACGTGCGGGGCCGCAGACCCGACCTGTTACCGACCATTGAGGTCGGCATGGGCGTCACAATCGCTGAGGTTGATAGCAACGTGGCGCTGGCGCGCTACCGCATCGCTGACTTTCGCACCTACTTCGGCACTATTGCCAGCCTTGACGAGTACGAGATAGTGCTCGAGGACACGCTGGCAGCGATGGGACGCACAAACGGCAGTTTTGTCTGGTCGTCCGGCGCGTCAACCGCAGACGCCATGCAAGACGTCGTAGAGGCTGCCGGCCTCACGTTTGTCGGCGGGGCTACTTTTACGTCGACGTGCTCACCGCAAACGATCATCAACGAGAACGCGCTTGAGGTGTTCGGCAGACTGCTGACACAGGAACAGGGCCTAGTTACAAACGGCACAGGCTACGAGACTGTGTTTGTGTACGGCAGCAACTATGCAGCGGGCGTGTTCGTCGTTGACTGTTCAGACGACGGCACAGGCACAGACCCGATCAAGTACGACGGCTTTGAGTTGGCCGGGCTCGCAGACAACTTCGCAGACTTCATCATTGTTGAGCCCGCAGGACTGTCCCAGTCGACGGCAGGGACCGGCAACTTCTCAACCATTGTGCAGACCTACAACAAGACACAAACAGACGCCAGCAACCTGGCCAACTTCCTGCTAGGCGCCTACAACCAACAGGACCAAGGCCCTCAAATGCTGTCTGCGCGTTACAGCGCAAACACAGCAGCAGCGCGTTACAACATGGCTATTTGCGTCGGCAACGACGGCAGCGCAGGACGCAACCAGTTGCGCATCAAGCACCGCGGCACGACCTACAACGGCTTCATCATCGGCGCGACAGTGACCGGCCTGCTCGACGACATCATCTACACGTACTACCTGGCCACGCCTACGTACTTCTCGCAGTTCATCCTCAACAGCGACACCTACGGGGTGCTAGACCAGAACCTGCTGGGGTTCTAGGCTGTCGCTATGCCCGTACCTGACTTCTCACCCGGCGAGGTGCTGACCGCCGCAGCAATGGACCAGATCGGTGCCTGGGTGCTGCAAACACAGACGCTCACAGCATCGGCAGGCCCCATCCAGTTCAACAACGTGTTCACCACCGACTACGACACTTACTTTCTGACTGCTCACCTGCAACAGAACACCACCACCGCTAGTTACAACATGCAACTACAAGACGCCGCCAATGCCGCTATCACTGGCGCAGACTACGACGCGAGCGTAGGTGGCTCGTATGTTTCGAGCGGCACGACACAGTTTGCAGGGTTCAATCAAGTAACAGGTCAAACAAGCGTGTTTGTAGGCGGAGCGGTTGCTGGGGACTCCTCCGCGTTTTGTGTCTACTTCCAACGTCCACGCGCTGCGGTCAAAACATACGGCGCACAATGGCTACAATCAGACAACTACACCGCCACGCTGACCAACCTTTTTCTGCAAGGCGGCTACGTGCACACTCTTGCGGTCGCGTATTACGGCTGCCGCATCAACATCACAGCAGGCACCGTCACCGGCAAAGTGTCCTTGTATGGGCTCAAAGCATGAAGATTACAAACCCGTCAAAGGCCACCATCGTGCTGGTCGCACTCATCTGCATTACAGTGCTGCGCGCATTAGACAAACTTGACCAGGCATCGTTCAACGGCCTTGCCGGGTTGATCGTCGGCTACGCAGTCGGGAACACAATGTCAGCCTCGAAAGGCGAGCGCGTCGAGCCGATTATCGGGCCGAAGTGACCGCCAGCAAACGCCCGTACAAGCCGGCCAAGACACCGGCCAAGGCCAAGAAACCCGGCGTCGAGACGTTCTCGAGGCTGTCGCGACGGCGCTGGCCGTTCTCAAACCTGGGCACGTGGGTTGTGCGCGACATGCGCAATCAGCCGGGCGTCATGTCACAGCACGCAGCCGCCCTAGCGCTAGACCTCGGGTATGACGCCAGCCCACAGGGCCGCGAGACCGCGCTTGAGGCCTGCACCTGGTACGCCTACTACGCAGACGAACTCGGCATAGCGCTCATCAACGACTACATGCACGGCCAATACGGCCGGACGTGGCTGTGCGACCGGGCCGCGTGGAAAACCCACACACAGGCCACCATCGGCATCCGCTATCGGGGCCTGCACATCGAGTTGCACAGCGCTGCCGCCAACCTGTCTGCCGCCGCGTACGAGGCCCGCTGGCGGGCCCTGCCACGGCCTTAGGACGCCGCGCGCCTGCTTGGACACAGGCCCGGCCAGGGGCCAGGGGGCTCGTTTCCCGGCCTCCTGGCCCCGCCCCCGGGGACGGTGCTTGACCTTGACACACCCGTACGGCATTATTTACGTGCCTGCCAAGAGGCGAAAGGGGCACACCGATGGACACAGCCGTAGCACTGCTCGGGATGGTTATTTACATTCCGCTTGCGGTGGCCTGTCTGCTGGTCGCACGCGACGCAAAGCGGTCTGACAAGTGACCACGGTCGGTATGCCAGACGTGCACGGCTACCTGCCCGTAGTGTCGGCCG